TTAGGTATATTTTATGGAATGGGACAAGCTAAGTTAGCTAAACAACTAGGAATAACAGTAGAAGAAGCAAAAGCAATTTTAGCAGAATACAACAGTAAAGTTCCTTTTGTTAAACAATTAGCCATATCAGCTACAACCTGGTGAAAGTCAGCATCGTCTTCCCTATAAGCTTTAATTAATACATCTGCCCCTGCAAGACCACCTAATTTTTTATCTGTAGTTGCTGCGTAATGAACAACCAATCTTGGTTCTTGTTGTGAATAGTCAAACGATCCCCACTTACATCCTTCTTCAGGTAAGAACAAACCTCTAATTAATTTACCATATTCCTTATTTCTAGCAGGAATTTGTTGTAAATTAGGGTTAGAATAGGACAATCTTCCTGACACAGTTCCTCCCGTATCTGATCTTAATTGATTAATTTCAGCATGAATTCTACCTTTGTGTGAGAATCTTAAAAAACTATCTATAAATGTTGAATGAAGTTTGTTTACTTCTCTTGCTTCTCTAATTAATTTTGCAAGCGGATGTTCGTTGTTCGTGAGCCAATTAGTAGTAAACGATGGCGCTTTACTTTTTTCAGTTAAATCATATTTAATTCCAACAGCATCAAATGCTTTAGCCACTGATCTAGCAGCCCATATATCTACAGCGATTCCAGATAATTTTTTTATCTCTGTAATTAAACTGCTCTCTAATGTTTTAAATTGTTTTTTTAATATCTCAGCTTTATCTAAATCAATTCTAATTCCAACCTCTCTCATTTGTATTAATATTGGAAGCAGCTCCATTTCTGTATTCCATATAGTTTGTAATTGTTCTTTCTTAACAAATGTTTTTAAATGATGCCAAAGTTTTAATGTAAGTACAGCATCTTGTTCTGCATAAAAACCAACTGCCATTGCAGGCATCTTCCATAATTCAGCTTTAGCATCCAAACCTCTTTGCGCTGCTTCTTCTTTTAATTCTGTTTCAGATTTCATTTCGCCTAACATTTCTATTGATAAATTATTTAAAGAATAACTTCTTCTATTTTCATCAACCAAGGCAGCAGTAACCATCGTATCAATGATAGGTCCTTTTACTTCCCAACCCATAGATCTAATCCAACCTAAATCGTATTGAGCGTTATGCATTATTTTAGCAGCATCTGTTTTTAATACTTCTTGAATCCATTTAAATACTTTTGATCTTGGTAAGTTACCTCCACCTTGATGATTAACTGGGTAATAACCTTTAAAAGAACCTGCAGCCACTGCAATACCAACTATCTCTCCATCTCTTCTAGCCCAACCAGTCCCAAGAGTTTTCATGTTCTCATCTCTTGTTTCTAAGTCTATTGCTATTTCATCTTCGTGTGAAAGATCCGGAAACTCACTTGGAGTAACCCATTCTGAATTAGGTATTGTCATATTAATTTGATAACTCATCTTTATAATCTCTTTCTAAAATCATTTCTAAATAATGTATTGCTTTTAATATATCTTCTTTTTTACCTTTTAGTTTATGTCTACAAATATATTTAATTGCATTACCTTCTGCGAATGGTAATTTATTTTCATTTATAAAAACTGATGGCTGTATTTTCATTTTTTTATAATGTTTACCACCAACTTGTTTCCAAAATACTTTATTTGTCATATTCCATGTCCATATCCTAATGCAGCTAATGGCATATAATGCCCGTAAGGTTTGCTAAATTTAATAATGTTTAAACCTTTCTTAGCTCTTGTTACTGCCACATACCATACTCTTAGCTCTGAGTCTCTATCTTTTTGTGTCTTGTCTCTTAAAGTACATATCTTTGGACACGCTTCAAATACAACCACATGATCAGCTTCCCCACCTTTCACTTGATGTATTTTATCTATAATAATCAATGGTTTAGTGGTATAATCAATACCTTTTTCTATTAATTTTTGAATATAATTTATATCGTTTACTTTAATTTCTAGGGCCGTTGTCCATGATCCCTTGTCCTGTATTAAACCACATTTCTCATTTAATAATTTATAATTAAAATGATCTTCCTTAATAGCTTTCCATTTTTTTGATGTCATGGTTCTCCAACCATGTTCAATGTTATTTATATATTTATATAAAAAAGTAACTTCTTCTCTATTAAGATAACCGTCTTCCATTAATTTATTCCATAAGGCAATAGATTTCCAATCAGTTGGATTTACTGATCCTAATCCCTTTGCATTTTTAAAATGTAATCCCATATCTCTTGCAGTATTTCTAACTTCAACCAATTCATTTTTAGTTCTTGTTAATATCATCCAAGTATCTTTAGAATAATCTTCAAACATTTAAAGTTGTACCAAGAGACAATACAGAGAACATAGAAAAATTTAAAAAAGAAATGAAATCAAATGAATTTACCGCAAACTAAAATTAGAAATGCAGCGGATGGTATACGTGAGAATCCAGAAATACTTAAAGCTATTGTATTTTGAGTCCACAATTGATCCGTTGTCATTGATACAACAACTTCATCTCCTTGTTCATTAACCATTGTAAGTAAATGTCTTCTAGGCATTGTCTTAAGCATTCTGTAATCTGTTACCATTACAATCTTTTCTACTAAACCATACTTTCTAGTTCTACAACCGACACGATCGCAGTGTCCTAACTCATCTATTTGTCTACAATTATTTTTATATAACCAAATATCCTCTTCATCTTTTTGATCTACCACATCTTTCTTTTTCATTACCTGAGATACCTTTGTAGCAAATTCTTTATGATTAAAACCATCTTTAGATAGAAAATGTTTTTCTACAAATTCATGCATTTCATTTCTTATTTTCTCTTCATCTTCTCCATGAATTTTTCTTGCAACGCATCCAAACTGCATTAAAACTTTATCTCTTTCTCCTTCTCCTACATTGTTCTCAAAGTAATAATCCATGCATGGAGGGTAATCAGATGTAAATTTATTTCCTATTTTAAATAATTCTTCAGGAGTTATTTTTTTAATAGGCATTTGTAAAAATTCTTCTAATGTATAAAGATCATTCATGTCATAATCTTTTATTGCCCATCTTCTTTCTGGCCCATTATCTTTTGCATTAAAGTATGGAACGTTTAACATGTTGCCTGTTCCATCTTCTGATAATCTTGTTTGTACTGGAAAAATATCAATTGTTTTTTTAGGTCTTCCTAATTTTAAAGATAATGTTCTTAATCTTGTTTTTAATTCTTTTGCTGAAACACTTCCGTCTATGAATAAGTATGCGTGTATACCACCAGATTTAGATTTAAATGGTGTAAAGGGTAATCCCCATGATTTTATTTTTTCTAATACTTCGTTAGCTTCTTCAACTGATTTAATTTTATCTACATCAATACATCCATAGCTACATGAACCATCTGGACGTGTTGGTACAATACCAATAGGAGTTTTTCCCTCAATGTGATCTGTGAATAATGGAAGTTCGTTTCCATCTACTGGAAACTCTTTCCAATTATATTCTCCTTCAACTTTGCCATCCGACCTCTTCAAGCCCGAAGGCTTGAAGATGCCGTACTTTCGTTTGGATCCATCGAAGAGCTCTAGGAACCTACTGTAGTCCATAAACTAAAATGGAGTTTCTTCAGTAGTTGCTTCTGCTTCTTCTTCACCATGCTTAACATTTACCGCTCCTTTTTTACAACTCATGTAAAAATCTTGCGCTGCATTAAGCAATGTATTGTTTGGAATATCTTTATTCCATTCAATCTCCCAACCGTACCATGATCCTAAACTATTTTTTTCTAAAACAGTTTTAAGAATATAGATTTGAGAAAATGCTGGAGGCATAAAAAAGCCTTTTACACCTTTTCTTCTCTGAGTCATCATCATAGAATTCCATTTTCTGGATTTTTTTCTCTGAGTTGCTTTCATTGTAATTAAAGCTGACTCTTTAGGTTGGTCATTTTCATCAACTAATAAAACATAATGAGAAGCTGTCTCCTCAATATAGTTTCCGTTTTCTAAACGATCCTTTTTATCTGGACCTCTTTTAGTTTTAGTTAATATATCTGATGATGAATCATAGATAGCAACAGGCGCTCCTGCACCTTCTTTGCCTCTATCTCTCCATTCTAGATATTCTAACTTATAAAAACATGGAACAACTCTAATACCTGTTGACCCATCATATAATTGATCGGACACAGTATTATAAATCATACCAGGTCTTGCGTTAGCTATGTATTTAGAATCACCAGCAGTTACCTGTGGGGAAAGTTGGCTCAAGATTTTTAAAAACGGTAGGGCCACATCTTGTGATCCAATGTTTTCTAATCCTGCTCCAGACATCTTTTCCAGTGACGCAATGTCAACTGAAGGTAGTGGTGCTTCGTTTTTCTTTACTACTGCTTTTACTTGTGCTTGTGCAACCATTATTTACTCCTTGTTTGTTATTTTTGTTTTGTTTGCAACGTATATACCGAATATATCGGAAGGAACCATACGACCATTTTGAATTTGTTCTCTTACGAACGCTTTCAAGGTCATCGGTTCAACCTTTTCGGCTTGTTTATAACTATGACCTTTTTGTTGAACTAAGTCAATAAGTTCCTTAGCCTTATCATCCTCAGATCTACCAAAAGTAACAGTTACATTGTTTTTGATTAAATCACCATGTCCGTTGTCCCTGAGCCATTGAAATGCCTCATTGGTTTTATCGGTTGGGATCTTAGCAGCATAGTAGGGTTTTACTTCTACTGATGAACCATCTGCTAATTTTAATAAAGAGATACCCATCTCTTGCATTAAATTAGGTATTATCTGCTCAGATAACTTAAGCTCCTGTTCTTGAATCTCTTTTAATTGATTCTCGATATCTGCTATTTGTTTCTGAACGTCTAATAACCTTGTGCAAGCTACGGATATATCCTTAACTTTACTACTATCTACATCTATCGATGTAGACAATGTTTCAAGATCCATAAAGACCTC